ATTTATTTAATACAAGAGATACCTGGAACCTCAAGAGGCGAACCTAAATATAATATTGTAGGAGCACAAAAATATGGTGACATTGTAACGGTGCTACCAGAATTTTCTCAAATGATACATTCTCCAGGGCCTTTAGTTATGAAACTTAGAACTCTTCTAAAAAACTACACCGCGGATGATTATCTTTTATTATCAGGAGATCCAGCTATTATAGGTGTAGTATGTTCATTAGTTTCAGATACAACCAATGGTAGATACAAACTTTTAAAATGGGATCGCCAAGAAAAAACTTATTATCCAATAGAGATAAACATTTTTCAAAAATAAACTTGACAACATATAATTGTCCCATATATAATGGAGGTGCGATTTATAAATTAAACTATTAAATATATATGGAGAAAGCTATGACTATAGATCTAAGAAAAGATGCACCTAACCAGGTGTCAACAATTAACCCTGATGAGTTATCTAAAGAGATAAACACGCTTCAGGAAATCAAACAAGAAATCGACAATCAAGAAAAAGAAATCAAAAAATTGAAAGAGAGAGAAAAATATTACTCTACTATGATCATTCCAGATTTAATGAGCCAACTTAATTTGAAAACTTTAAAATTAAAAGATGGTTCTGAAATATCTATAAAAGATATTTTTGGTGTCTCAATTATTGCAGCTAAAAAGCAAGAGGCACATGACTGGCTTCGAACAAACGGACTAGGTTCAATTGTAAAAAATGAAATTACAGTTAAGTTTGGTCTGAACGAAGACAACAAGGCGGAGCAATACGCTTCACTTGCAAGAGGACAAGGGTATGATCCTGATCGAAAGGTAACGGTTCATGCAGGTACTCTTAGAACAACTTTGCGGGATTATCACGAACGTGGTGGTAGTATACCTGCAGAGTTGTTCAACACGTTTGAAGGAAATCAAACTGAAATCAAAACCAAATAAACTACTAAACCATCAAACCAATAGGAGGATAAATGAGTAAAGAAGTAGTAAAAAAGAATAGTGCAGGATCACTTGCAACTATTAATTTAAGACAGGACTCAGGTAAAGGTTCTGAAGAAATTAAGTCGGACGATGTATCAACACCGATCTTAAAAATTCTTCATCAACTTTCACCAGAGTGTAACGAGAGAGATGCAAAACATGTTGAAGGTGCAAAACCTGGCATGATATATGCATCTGGTTTCGGTCAACTGATCGATGGCAATGAGGGATTAGACGTTGTAATTGCACACTCTCAAACAAGGTATCCTGAATGGCAAGAGAGAGGCGATAGTGCTTCTGCTCCAGTGGGGACTCACTTAGAGATTCCAGCTGATGCTGTTGAGGAGAGAAACGGTAGATACAGATTACCTAATGGTAATTATGTAGAGAAGACCGCATATTTTTATGCACTAGCGATGGTGGATAAAGAGCTTAAACCTGCGGTCATACCAATGAGATCTTCTAATCTTACACCAGCTAGAGAACTAAACAATCTGATTAAGAACCTAAGGTTCTCAGATGCGGATGGTTCTTTCAACCCTGCAGCTTATTCAGCGGTCTATAATTTAAAGACCTTTGGTAAGACAGCAGGTAGTAAAAGTTGGCATGTCTATAAGCCTTCAAGAGTTAGAAATCTTGATGTTGCAGATAAAAATGATGCTGAAATATATGAAATTGCACAGCAACTTCAAAAAACTGTATCGAAAGGAGCAGCTAAACCTCAGTACGATAAGGCGCAACCAAAGGCTGACATTGTATAACCGAGTACTTTGATGAGTACACTTGGCTAGTGAGAGGGCGGCAAGGCGAGAGTTTAGCCGCCCTTATTTTTATGGAAGACTTTGAAAAATTTTTTACTGGATTACAAAGAGATTACGGGTTCTGTAATGTAGACAAAGGCTATGTAGATCCAGACTCTGGTAAAATTAAATTTGACCCTGGTGATTACGGTTGGTCGAAAAGACATATAACTGCACAAGATTATCAAGATCACCTTGACGGCAGAAAAGCTATTGGTATTCAACCCTGTGATGATGATGCTAAAGCTAGCTTTGGTGCCATAGATGTAGATCCCAAGAATTATAAAAATTTTAAATTAGAAAAATATTTAAATATAATACAAGAAAAAAAATTACCTGTAATACCAATAGAGTCTAAAAGTGGTGGGCTGCACATATACGTTTTTACAAAAGAAAAAGTCCCTGCTACTTTAATTAGAGAATTTTTATCTAACTTACTATTTTTGTTTAAGCTTCCACATAATACAGAAATATTTCCTAAACAAACTAAACTAGGTGTAAATCAAAACAATGAAAAGACATCTGGTAGTTTTATTAACTTACCATATTATAAAGGCACCGAGCGTAGAGGTATCTTGCCTGATGGCACACGCATGGATCTAAAAAAATTTATGGAAGTTGTAGGTCTTAATTTACAAACAGAAGACTCTTTAAAAGAAATAGGTAACAAAAAAATTACAGAAGTAATAACTGGTGGACCTGAAGAGTTTCATGATGGCCCACCTTGTTTACAGATGATATGCAAAGAGATCCAGGCATCAGGGGCCAAATTAAAAGACGAAAGAGATAGGTTTTTATATAACTATATGGTATTTGCTAAGAAAAAATTTCCAGATGATTGGGATAAAAAAGTTTTAGAAGCTGCTAGAAATTATATTATTTATGATACAGTGTGGGGTGATGAGAAAGTAAAAGATAAAATTAAATATTGGAAGAATGAAACTAAAGGTTTTAAATGTAGTGATCTTCCTATCTCTTCTTATTGTGCAAAAGGAACTTGTTTGAAAAGAAAATTTGGTATTGGAAGTCATAGAAGTACAACATGGCCTCAAGTATCTGGATTAATTAAAATGGATTACAAACCAGATCCAGAGTTTTTTATAAATATAGATTTAGCCGACGGTAAAGTTGTGCAAATTCATGCAAAGCATATAAAAAAAATAGCAGAGATGAAAGAAATGCGTGCCTTGATAGCAGAGCAGACACCTATATTCCCACCAATATTAAAACAAAACGAATACCAAGTTATATTAGATACGTTATGGGCCAACATGGAAACCATTAAACCACCTGCAGGCACTAACCCACTAGATATGTTGAAAAAACAATTGATTGATTTTGTTAATGGACCACAAGCTAGTACGTTTGCAGCTTTTAAAACAGGGGCTGTTTTGGCTGAAGATAATTATTATTTTTTTATTTATGATTCTTTTTATGAAGAACTTAAACGTGGAGATTGGGTTAAAGAAAGATCAAGAACAGCCACAATGATAGGACAATATTTTGGTGGAGAGTTTAGTTGTCAAAAAAGATTTCCGCAAGGCAATAATGAAAAACCTTTTCCGCCCATAAGAGTTTTAAAACTTCCGAAAGAAGGTTTAGAAAAAGAAGAAATACAAGATGAGTTTATTAAACAAGAAAATAAGGAGACAATAGTATGAGTAAATCTAAACAACCACCTCAAGTTTGTGTATCAATGCCAACTTATGATTTAATGCAGGTGGCAACATGTTTATCATTAATAAAATTAATGGATAAATTTACATTAGCTAAAATAAAAGCAACAGTTCAAACATTTAAAAGTCCATATGTTGGATATGGAAGGAACGTATTGACTGCTATGTTTTTAGAAACAGGTATGGATTATCAATTATTTGTAGATTCAGATATGGAATTTGAACCAGATGTTATAGGTAGAATGATAATAGCGGATAAAGATGCTATATGTGTGCCCTATAGAAAAAAAACTCAAGACAACGCCGTTAGATTTTCTGTGGCTTTTGAAGATATTAATAGCATAGACATTGATGATAAAGGATTGGTTAAATTAAAAGTCGGACCTGCGGGGTTGACTTTAATACATAGAAGAGTGTATGAAAAACTAATGAAAGATTATCCAAACTTAAAGATAACGCAAAAAGAAATAATATCTGAGACAGCAAATAATTATTTTTATAATTTTTGGGACACCGCGTTTGACAAAAATGGAAAATGGTGGGGTGAAGACACCAACTTTTGTAACATGATTAGAAAATCGGGTTTTGATTTTTATGGCGTGGTTGATGGACAAACTACTCACCATGGCACCTATGGATGGAAAGGTAAATTAATTGATACATTTCAAAAAGCTGATGAAAAAAAGCATTAAAATATATGGACCGCCAGGTACAGGTAAAACCTTTAGATTAATTAGACGTGTAAATGCCTATAAAAGAACGGGGACACCTTTACATAAAATAGGATACTTTGCATTTACAAAGAAAGCAGCTGCGGAAGCAAGAAAAAGAATAGGTGCATCTGATAAAGAAGTGCCTTATTTTCAAACTCTTCATGCTTTTTGTTACCATCTTCTTGGACTCAAAGAAGAAAATATCATACAACCTTATCACTACGAAGACTTAGGTAAAAAATTAAATGTTCGAGTATCTTTTGTGGATAAATACAACGAAGAAGAAAGTCATTTTTTAACTTGTAACAATCCATACTTTCAGATGATTCAAAAAGCTATAAACAAAGACATATCAATCGAAGAAGAATTTAATTTAAACGAACACGATAGAAGAGAAGTAAAATGGGATACACTTAAACATATATCAATAAATTTAGAAACATATAAAAAAAATAATCAGATAATAGATTTTAATGACATGATTAAGAGAGTTGTTGAATCTGATAAAATACCTAATTTTAAAGCAGTTTTTATAGATGAAGCGCAAGATCTTTCTCCTCTACAGTGGAAGCTGTATGATAAATTAAAAGAAAAAGCAGAACATATTTATTTAGCAGGGGATGATGATCAAGCAATTTTTGCATGGGCAGGGGCGGATGTTAAGAGATTTATAAATGAACCCGCACAAGAAAAAACTTTAAGATATTCTCGTAGAGTTTCACAAGCTGTTCAAATGCAATCTAATTTTCCTATATCTAAAATAATGGGTTTAAGAAAAACTAAAGAATATTTACCAAGAAAACATTTAGGACACTCTTATTACATATCAGATTTAAATCATGTAGATCTATCTAAAGGTAAATGGTTAGTTTTAACTAGAACCAAAAGTAATTTAATACAAATAATGAAAGATTTAAAAAAGAAAAATTTTTATTATCAAACTAACAAAGGTAAGAGTTATAAAGTGGGTTTATACAAAGCTGCTGAGGCCTATACCAAATGGTGTATGGAGGGAGCATTAGATGAAAAAGAAATAGCAGAAATAAAAGACTATATACCTAATGGTGATTGGGATGCGAAGGTGCCTTGGTATGATAAATTTTCTGAGGACCAAAAAGAAATATTATATTTAAGAAATTTAATCGCATCAGGTGAAAAGCTTAATGAACCTGCAAGAATATGGTTGTCAACTATTCATGCAGCAAAGGGAGGCGAAGAGGATAATGTAATATTATCCTTGCACCAAGGATCAAAGGTTCAGAGTGGAATTAGTTTAAGTGTTGACAAACAAGATGAAGAGCATAGAGTGTGGTATGTGGGCATTACACGAGCACGTAATAATCTATACAAATTAAAAGCAAAAAAGAAAATAAAGGAATATCAGTTATGACACACAAAGGTATATTTGATGATGCATTTCCTCAAGAAAAACAAATTGGAGGATCTCATTATAAAAATATGAAAATACAACCTTACGAATTTATTTCAAAAAATAATCTTTCATTCTTTCAGGGGTGTGTTGTAAAATACGTTTGTCGTTATTTAAATAAGTCAGGGATTGAAGACTTAGAAAAGATAATACATTACTGTCAACTAGAAATAAAAAAAATGAAAGATGGAACTAAGAAAAAATAAAATACTGGAACTACATGCACAATGGTTATGGACTAATGGATACATAAAACAATCAGTTGAATGTTTGGAACAGTCTAAATTTAATAATGCGAGACCAAAAATAGGAAGGTTTAAACAATATGTTACTACCACAAACGGAATGGGTGCAACCTACAGAATACCCAGATCTTAGATCATATGATGAGATAGCTGTTGACTTAGAAACCAAAGACCCTGGTTTAAAATCAAAAGGTTCTGGAGCTGTTACAGGTGAGGGAGAAGTTGTTGGTATAGCTGTGGCCACGTACAACAACAAATGGTATTTTCCAATTGCTCACAAAGAAGGACCCAACATGGATCGTAAAAAAACTTTGGAGTGGTTTAAAGATATTCTAGAGTGCCCAGCTACAAAAATATTTCATAACGCAATGTACGACGTTTGTTGGATACGTAATTTAGGCTTAAAAATCAATGGTTTAATAGTA